TTCTTAATGCGCTTTTTCATAATATTGTTCAGGCTAGTTACTGAACCAAACATAATTTCTACATCCTTATTAACAACGGTCTTCATGCAATAACGAAATTGTTGCATCTGACCCTGTAAAAAGATATTAATAGGAAGCAATCTATTGCTTTCCCACCACCAAGTCTCGCCATGCTCGAGAAATAATAATTTTTCTTCTGGGCTACGGATTGACTCGTAATCATAGAAACTAATAATTTTATCATCAGAATTTTGAATAATGCCAATATATTCGTGATTTTGGCACCTCAGTCCGCTGAGAAAGGGGAATTTTTCTTTGATATTGTCAAGGTTTATCATACGATGTTATTTATGTTCTTTTTTATTGGATGAAACTTTTTTTGGTGCGGAGAGTGATAAATATAGATAATATGTTCTATGTCTATGCCTATCTTCGCAAAAAAGATCTTACGCCCTACTATGTCGGTAAGGGAAAAGATACACGAGCCTGGGAAAAATCTCATAATGTCGTTATTCCTGTAGATAATTCACGAATAATTATACTTGAAAATAATTTAACCGAATTAGGTGCGTTTGCTATTGAACGCAGAATGATTCGATGGTATGGTAGAAAGGATGTTGGTACCGGAATTCTTCGTAATAGGACAGACGGTGGCGAAGGCGGTGCCGGGAGAATAGTCTCAGTTAAATCAAAATTAAAACAAGTTGCTTCGCGTCGTGCTGGAGCAGGATATATACCGACAGAAGAGACAAAGAGACGAATTTCCATAACAACATCTAAATCTACCCTCGGTGTAAAGAAATCTAAAGAACATTCCGAAAATATAAGTCTGTCAAAGTCGGGTATCAAAAATCCGATGTTTGGTAAAGAACCAACAGATGAACATAGAATGAAAATTAGTTTAGCAATGAGTGGCATTTCTAAGCCACAAATAACTTGTCCTCATTGCAATAAAGTAGGTGGAAAACCGGCTATGGTTCGCCATCATTTTGATAATTGTAAGGTAAAAATATAAAAATGGATGTCACATTTCATAAGGTCTATCTTTACGACCATGTATGGCAGTTATTAGCCGTTGGTGACACATTTTGCTCTTGTAAGGATTCTGGTCCCATGAATAATAATGTATCATTGCGCGCTCATAAAGGTCTCGACAACAAACTAATCTTTAGAGTATTGGGACCTGATAGAATTCCTCAAGATATTGCTTGCGATCAACAAGTCTACGCACGTATCATTGATCCGGACAATAGAACAGTTGTATTAGAAAAATTATGCCGCCTTGGACCAGCCAAAGGCATTATTACACTAGAATTAGACGGTGGCGATATAGCACTTGTTCATGCAGGACTTTATGAAATGGTATTGATTAGAACGCAAGAATTTGTTTCTAATGTGCCAGATTATTATGTAGAAAAGCCACTCTATAGTGATATGAATGATAATGTAGCAATGCAAATTGAAATCACCGAGCAAGCATTTAAAGCACCTGCACCAAGTATTACAATACTTCCAGAAAATTGGACACCGGATCTTATTGTACCGACCTTTGGACCACCGGCACCGTGTTTTTATACAGCAAGAATTCCGGGCGGAAGAGTATTAAATCACATTGAATCTGTACAATCTTTCTCGACATACACATTGAATTTTACCGGAGTACTGGAATGCTGGGGTACACTTGAGGAAACCCCAGATCCATATCTAAACGATAAGCGTTGGTTTAAGATTTATCCATCAACTATGTCTCAAGATATTCAATTTATTGGTTATACTGGCACACAGGCGTGGACATTTTCGGCAAATTTCATGTGGCTGAAGTTTAGATATTTCCCAAGTCAAGAAGTCCTTGATCCGGGCATTATGGAAAAACTGATTGTTAGGACCTAATATGCGACTATATGAGATTGAACGTAAACTAATTTCCAATCCATTTCCCGGATCTAAGGTTAGTGAACCACTGTACCATGGGACTAGGGAAAAGTTTTCTAAATTCTTAAGACCTGCCCATGGCGTGTATGTCACACCGTCCGAAACCTGGGCCACCGGTCATTATGGTGATGGTACAGTTGTTATTCTTTATGCTAACGTAACCAAACTACTAGAATTAGATTGGGACACTGAAGAAAGTGATGCATTTTATGATATGGATTACGATGCTGTAGCAAGAAACATAGCTACCTGGTCCAAGCAGGGATATGATTGTTGCAAGTTTGGCGGCGAATCAGAATCGATGGTCCTATTCAATAATATCAATATTGTAAATGCCGTAACTGGCGAAAGCATGTAAAATTGATTTTTGTTAGAACATAATATGAAGGCATGTGAATTTATTAATGAGGGTTATAAAGAGGCTGAAACTGACTTTAGTAAGGAAGCAGATATAGCATCGATAAGAGATGCCTTATCTGAATATAAGAATTTAGTAAACAAGAATCAGGTTGTCGGTAATGAACGAAATATTGATTATTGGAGAAAGATGGGATGGAATAAATTCAAAAAATTTATTGATAGTATGAAGATTAATCCTTCAGGTAAAGATATAAAACAATCCCGTAATATTGGTAAATCGATAACCCTGATCGAAACAGACGACTGGCTGATTGTGATACCACTTGATAAAGATTCGAATTGTTTTCATGGTAAGAATACGGATTGGTGTACTACTAAGCATTCAAATAATTTATTTTCTACATATTTTTATGATCTTAAATGGATTATTGTATATTGTATTAATAAAGTAAATATAGAAAGATATGCTATGTTAATTCGACCCGACGAAGACAAAATACAATTATTTGACAAAGATGATAATAAAATAACAGCTAAACGTTTTCGAGATAATACTGGATTTGATCCTATGTCGTTGAAAATATCAGCAATAAATCATAGTGATTTAGAAAAAGGTCGTAAGGAAACACAACCTGATGATTTATATCAGATGATTTATCGTATGAATTCTCCAGATCCGAGAATTGAAAAATTGATCTTAAAGATGAAAAATCCCGAAATGGCATCATCATATGCTTCGGAGGTATTACATCGTCGATGGCGTGATGCCGAACCAATGATTATGAAGAATGCCAAGGAAGCTATGTTATATGCGAAAAATGTTATTGGCGGCAGATGGCCCGAGGCCGAGTCATTTATATTATCGGATCCTAAATGGGGTAAGGTATATAAAGCTCAGCAAGGTATAAAATAGAGAATATAGTATGAGATTAGTTGAATTTGCTCCGGTAAAAGAACAGCAATTAGATGAGATTGATGTTAAGAGAGCCATGGCCGCCGGAGCACTGGCATTAGCCACAGGTATAGGCGGTTCTAATCTGCCAATGCCATCGCAAAATCGTGCACCAGCAGCTGAACCTGTAGCAACTAAGAAAGAACAACCAGCACCTGAAAAGAAAGCATTAGATCCTAAACTAAAGAAACTTACAGATATAGTAGTTAAGAAATATAATATTAATTACGAGTTAGCCAGTGAGATTGTGACTCTTGCTAAAAAACACGAAAAGAAATTGTTTCCGAGAGTTGAAGATCTATTAGCAATTATCGGAATAGAAAGTAGTTTCAATCCGCAGGCAGTATCTGGATTACGAACCGACCCGGCAGTTGGTCTTACGCAAATTCGTCCAAATATTTGGGGTCTTGATGCAGAAGGCCTTATGGGCGATATCGAGAAACAAATTTCAGCATCATCGGATATACTTTCGAAATATAATAGACATCTAAATAATAAGGAAGATGCGGTACATGCGTACAATGTTGGGATAACAGCATTTCAGCGCGGCGATTACAATCCTAACTATGTTGCTAAGTTTGCTAACGAGAAACAATTATACCGCTAACATTAGAACATAGCTTGATTTTCTTAATAGAATCTGTTATAGTATCTTAATGATCCTAGAACTAATCACCGATGCTATCCGTTTAAACATCGGGCCATTAAAACAAGCACCAAAGAATTGGAACAAACGTCACTGCATGCTGTGTCATACACAGGGGCACGGCAAAGACACACGTAATCGCTTTGGGATCCAGTTTAACCCTCAATCCATAGCAATGAATTGTTTCAATTGCGGATTTTCTGCCGGATATACAGAAGGGAAAGAATTATCAAAATCAATGAAATTCTTTCTTCGTCAAATTCATGTAAACGAAGAATTTATAAAACAGATTGAATTTGAAATCTTTAAAGAGAAGAATAAGATAAGCGAAGTTAGGGACGGAGATAATGAGGTAGATGCTGAGAGCAAACTAAAATCATTGTTTCAGAAATGGAAAACGGTTGATCTACCTAAAGATTCATTACGAATTACAGAATGGCTTGAGAATGGTTTATCCGATCCACAATTTCTGAAGGTTGTCAATTATGCCATGGATAGGCATATATACGATTTAGATCAATTTTACTGGTCGCCCGATAGAACACATAACTTGAATCAGAGATTAATCATACCTTATTATTATAAGCAAAATATTGTAGGATTTACCGCACGTTTATGCTATGATACGCCTGATAAGAGCATCCCTAAATACTATCAACAATCACCAACAGACTTTGTCTATAATCTAGACAATCATCAAGGCTGGTTGCGTAAATATGTGTTAGTTAATGAAGGTGTGCTAGATGCATGGTGTGTAGATGGTATAAGTACATTGGGCGAGATTGGACAAGCAAAGGTAGATATTATCAATCGCTTACAGAAACAAGTGATTGTGTGTCCTGATAGAGATAAGAAGGGTTGGGACTTAGTTGAAGTAGCAATTGAAAATAATTGGTCTGTAGCGTTTCCAAAGTGGGAATCGAATATAAAGGATGCTGCAAAGGCATCCGAAATCTATGGACGACTATTAACCACTCATTCTATCATTTCTACCGCGGTAGCTGGGAAAGAAAAGATACAATTAACATGGGATATTGAAAATAATGCAAGAAAACGCAAGCGAAATTAACGACTATAGCAAGGATGTAGAGGATCTATTCATTAGTTTTATGATGAGTAGGCCTGACCTGTTTGTTCGTTGTAAAGGTATTCTAAAATCGGATTATTTTGATGATAAGCAGAATAGAGATACCGTAGCTTTCATTGAAGGTTATAGTGTAGATTTCTCGGATATTCCATCATTACAGCAGATTAAGGCACTGACAAAAAAAGATATTGATATTATGGAAGTCGAGGCAGCTACCCACGAGAATTGGTTTCTGCGAGAATTTGAGAAATTTTGTAGGCATAAGGCATTACGTGATGCTATTTTGGCATCACCGGAACTTTTGGATGAGGGAAGATATGGGGAAGTTGAAGCAACCATCAAAGCGGCGGTACAAATTGCTCTTATCAAGGACCTCGGGACTGATTATTATGCGAATCCGAAGGCCAGACTCGAAGCAATTCGAGAAGGGAAAGGGCAGGTATCAACGGGATGGAAAGCCGTCGATGAAAAGCTCTATGGCGGATTTAATAAGGGTGAAATAACAATTTTTGCAGGCCAAACTGGTGCAGGTAAGTCGTTATTCTTACAGAACCTTGCAGTAAATTGGGCAACAGCCGGATTAAATGTAGTATATCTTTCACTTGAATTAAGCGAGGCTCTAAGTTCAATGCGAGTTGATGCCATGCACTTAGGTATAGAAACACGTGAAGTAATGCGTAGCATTGATGATGTTCATATTAAAGTTAGAGCAATGCAACAAAAGAATAAAGGTCAACTTCAGATAAAGCAACTAAAGAATGGATGTACAGCAAACGATATTCGCGCATATATTAAGGAATATGAAATATTTAGTAAAATTAAGGTTGATTGCATCTTGGTAGATTATCTTGATTTGATGATGCCAATGAGTACAAAAATTTCTGCAGAAAATTTGTTTGTGAAGGACAAATATGTAACAGAAGAATTGCGTAATTTAGCAGTTGAATTAAACATGGTCACTGTTTCGGCATCACAATTGAATCGTGGGTCTTATGAAGAAATTGAATATGATCCAAGCCATATTGCAGGTGGTATTTCTAAGATTAATACAGCAGATAACGTAATTGGCATTTTTACAAGTGCCTCAATGAAGGAAAGTGGTAGATATCAAATCCAGTTTATTAAGACACGTTCCAGTTCGGGTGTCGGATCTAAGGTTGATTTAGCATTCAATAATAAGAGTCTACGTATTTCTGACCTAGAAGAAGGTGAGGACAATGCCGTGATAGCAACTACAAAAGATATATATGCTCAATTAAAGAAGAGAAGTGTTGTAAAATCTAATGAAAAGGTCGATCCCAGCTCTGGGGAAATTACCTCTATCACGCAACTTAATAGTAAACCTAATGTATTGGTAGGTGCAGCACTTGTGCGTGATATGCAAAAGAATCGAAAATAAATACTCATTAAATTTGATTAATAGATAAATACAGAAAACGGAGATTATAACTTGTCCATTAATCGCAGAAGCAGATCCATACTAGAGGAAATTAGCACCTATGTTCCTCAGAAGAGTAAAGAAGATCTCATCGAAGCTAGAGCGCAACATATTATAGTTTCGGCTATTAATCTGTTAGAATCAATTGATGAAGCTTTTACAGCCGAGGACGCCGAAGCTTTGAAGAAACGTTTTGTCTCTAGTATTCGCGGCGCCGATCCTAACCGTTTTACCAGAATGGTAAAACGAATTAAGACTGGTTGCGAAGGGGATGAAGACGTCGATGGAAACTAACCTAACTTCCTTAACTAGGCAATGGATTGAGTTTCTAAAGATTAATAAGATTGTCAATAGACAAGCTGATCCTAAAACCGCCCGCCTAAAATATAATAGAAATCCTAATGTACAAGAATTAATTAGATTCGTTGTACGCCTCACTGACTTTGACGAGGAAGATGTAAAGGCAGCAATTAAGACGGTAATGGGTTCTAAAAATCAAGATAGTGGAGAACCTAAATCATTAGCCGGCCCAAAACAAGCCACACAGCCCGAAACTCCAGCATTAGGTGCACCAAAATCTTCCAATGCTTCAACGCAAGAACCTGCACCTAGCACAAAGAAATACTCAAATGATGGTGCTGAGGATATTCCATTTAAGGATCCAGCACAACCACCTGCCTTAACTCAAAAGAAAAAGCCGAGATTTAAATATAAGGGTCCGGGACAGGATCCGGAGCGCCTTAGGGAAGCTTTTTACAATCGCCAAGGTGCTGAATTAAGTGAAGATGACATCAAGCAAATTTTTAAAATTCTGTTGACACCAAAGGCTGAACCAGAAGAACCTTCTCCAGAAGAACCTTCTCCAGAAGAAGTTACCGGTCAGAAGCAAGAATACATGCGAAAATTGAAACAGATGGTTAGAGAAGTTATGACCCCTGCACAACGAAAGGCCCTTTGGAGAGCATTGGCAGAGCCTAATCTTTCTGAGGCAATCATTAATAGATCCGATGCCGAAGAAGTATTTAAGGATGCTGCATATTTGCGAAGCAAGCCAACGGGAT